CGTCGTATTGACGAAGGTATTTTACCATCTGACGAATTATCTCGTCCCAAGGCTTATGTCGGTCTCTGTAAATGAATACAACCTCACCATCATCGTCTATTATCGTTAGAACAGAATAATCTTCTTGTCTTCCAAAATCTATTCCTCCGTAATATCGTTTATTTGGTGTTTTTTGTTGGAAATTATTTAACACACAATATCTGTCAATATCGGTGAATACCTCACCACCCGAATCTACGAACTCACCCATAATCTCTTGACGGAATATGTCCTCTGGTAAAGATTTCTTTGCCTCGTCTAACTCCTCTTTTGAGATGTAGGGATTATCATAACTGCTTGCTTGGAGTGTTATGTATTGTTGTTGGTCGGGGTCTATGCCCCTTAAATGTAAAGAATAGAAATAATTCTTTCCCTTCGGTGTTGATAAAAACAATACCTTTTTGCCTTTCGTTAGGATTGTCGGTTTTAGTATCTCGTTCCATATATTATCTTGTATAAAGGCAGCCTCATCAACGATTAGGTGGGTTAGTGTATAACCACGAAGGGAATCACCCCTTTCTGCCGAGCGGAACAATATCTTTGTTCCATTTATCAAAGTCATTTCATAGTTGGACTTATTTGAGGACACAAGTATCGGTGTTCCGTCCATTGCCTTTTCTATATCTTGAAATACTTTTCTGGCTTGGGAGTAAATCGGTGAGACAAACATTATTACAGCGTTGTTATTCTCTAACCCCCATTTAAGTAGTAGGTTCTCGGCAACAAGAGTTTTACCTACTTGTCTCCCACAACATAAGGTGATGTATTTAATACCATCAGTTTCAATATGGTCTATCCACTCCTTTTGTTTTGTATAGGGTGTAAATCCTTCTACCTCTACAATCATAATTTTTCTAATATATTATCAAACCATTTATCCAAATCATAGTATCTACTATTTGTTCCTTTATCACCATATTCTTTACCGGCCGGTTTACCAGTTGATTTATCCCATATACCACCACTTTTACTACCTTCACCCTTATAATCACCAGCCTTACTAATACTACCATCGTTCAACATATCATCACAGACAAGTAGGTTAGGGGTGAAACGACCTTTTGGTGCTTTTGGTAATAATTCTCTAATAATATTTTTAACTTCATTTCCTACATTTGTTGAACTATCAATTCTATTTCCAGCATAAAGGTTTTTCCACTCTTCATCTGTATATCCATCTTTTTCATCAACAAATGGAATACGACAATCATCCAACCACATTATACCTTTGGAGTATCTCATAAGTCCAACTTTGTTTGATTGTCTTTTTCCATCTTAAAGAACTTGACTAATGTTTCACGGGAAACAGATAATCTTTCCTTACATATATCAAAGTATTCTTTTTCCCTTTCAATACCGACAAAATGTCTGTTGATAAGTTTTGACGCAATACCAGTTGTTCCACTACCCAAGAACGGGTCTAATACCCAATCACCTTCCCTTGTGAATAAGGTGATGATGTAGGACATCAACTTAACTGGTTTAGTCGTGGGGTGTATGTTCTTTGATGTTGTAGGTCTGTTCTTTTGTGGAACATTAAACTTTTCTTGTCCTTCGTCCCTCTGTGGTTTTTTCTTTTCCTCACCAGTCAATCCAAAATCCTTTTCCTTCTTTGCTGGTTTTGGAACTTGAATAAATGGATAAGTCATTTTGATATTGTCGGGTAATGCCTCAAAGTTTAAGACATTATCTATGTAACTCTTTTGTCCGTGTGGTTTCATACCGATAATGATATGTTCCACAGCAGGTTTTGGTTGAAATCCTAATTTACTACCTTCATATTTCTTTGCGAGGTCTGTTGAAGCAGTTGTTTCATAATGAATACCAGCGGTTGTTTGTTCTTCACTTTGATACGCTCTACTTGTTGAACCACTCTTTTTTTCACCAACAACCTCTCGTTCAGCACCCAATCTTTTATCTATCATCTTACTTGTGTCTGACGCTTTTGGAAATCCACTATGATAAGTCCACATAATAGGACTGAACGACATATCAAACCCTGCGTCCTCTAAATCCTTAATCATACGATACAATACATCACTACGGGGACTACTCATCACCGCAATAAATGAACCAGGTTTTAATACCCTAAAACACTCCGTCCATATTTCAGTTGGTGGTAATACCTTATCCCAAGATTTACCCATAAACTCAATCCCATACGGGGGGTCTGTTGCCAGTAAATCTACTGAATTATCTTTTAGTTTTTTTAATACCTCGGCACTATCGCCGTTAAATAAATGTTGTTCCATATTTGTTATTTTTTTAATTTGTTTTTTATGTATAGATAAGAACCAGTCCCCTTAACATTATACTTTTGTTGAAACTCTTTTAGGGTGATACCCTTTTCAACATCTTCGTATTTCTGTTTCTGTATTGGTGATTGAAATCTTTTTGTTTCAACCTCATCAAAATAGTTTCTTTTTAGGTAATAATAGTTTGAGGCATTACAACTCCATTTAGTGAGGTATTCTGTATAACTCATACCATTTTTAATATCCTCAATTTTCTCGTCAAAATTAGTTGTCTTCATTTTTTTTATTTAGATATCGGTATATGTTTTTCGGTTTATTATTCCACTAATTGCTGATTTAGTCAAATTATATTTTTTTGCTATTGCTATTCCACCAAATATTTTGTCTTTTGGGATATAATTTTCTCTAATCCATAAAACATCATCATTACTAACTTTACTATTAGGTGCTCTTTTACCGATTTTAGCTAATGACAATTTTTTTCTATGTTCCAAAGTCATTTTATTATGTCTCCAATAGTTATTATCACCAATATTTGCGTTTCTGATTATTTCTTTTACTTGGTCTGTTTGTTTTACACCGAACATACCATGCTTTTCACCACTAACACCCTTACTAATTTTTTTACGGGTTTCTTGACTTGGATTTTCAATACCATCTCCTCCATCTGTCATATTGACAAGTTCCCCTAAACCTAAATCTCTACGACCAAACTCTTTGATGTATTTGATTTCTAATTTACAAGCCTCGTCCCAACTTAAATCATTATGAACTATTTCAATATCATAAGCGACTTTATTTACTATACTCCACCAAAACTTATTTCTACTGATGGTTGATTTAGAACGAGCACGAGTTTTTCCAATACCCACATAGAATACTTTGTTGGTGTCTTTCCGTCTGTGAAAATATACTACTGCCATAATTTTTTTTACAAATATAGTGAATAATTTTTTAATCTTCGTTCTCACCGAACTTAAACTTTATTCTCAATTCTTGTTTGACATCAACTTTCTCCGCTTCTGCCATACCCAATAACTTACTGATGTCGTTTAATGTTTGTCTTGCGTTACTTAAATCATCTTTGGATATTGCCAAGTCATATATGCTCCAATATGCCGCTAAATGTTTGTTTATCAACATATCCCTTTCCAACTGGTATTTCTCCCTTAACAAAGTCCAACATCGCAACCAATACTCGTTTGCTTGCGTTTCTGAAATACCCCATTTATTTTGAGCGTATTTGATGAACTGGGTATAAGACATATGATTACTCAAAATCTCATTTACACTCTCTGTAATGAGAGATTCTACTTGAGATTTATTCATCTTAATTCTTGTAGTCCCAATAGGTCTACCTGCCTTACCCTTTGTTGAGTTCATCGTATTTTCTTCTAAGTGATTCCAACACATTTACAATACACTTTCCACACCCCGTAGGTTGTTTCTTGGTATTGAATATTCTGTTGTATAATCCAAACATTTCGTCAATCTCCTCACGGGAGTATCTTTGTCTGTCGTGTAACCTCTGAGCGTTCTGTAATTCCTCAAAAGTCCATTGTGGTTCAATTATCTCGTGTCCCATCTTTTTTTTAATTCTTTCTTAATTTTGTTTATGTAACGGCTTACTGAGTTAAGGGGTATCTGAGTTTGTCTTGAAACATTTGAGATGGTGTTTAACTCCAACCATAAAAGGAATAAATCCCTTGAGAACCAATCCAAATGTTGTAGTTCATTTTTAATCCATTCCATGCTTGGTTGTTCCTCATTATATTCCTCATCTTCTATTTGTTCTAAGATATCCTCTTTTACTTGTATATTCTTTTCTGAGGGTTTTCTGTATTGGTAGTGATACGGACTTGTCTTTGAGAAATAATTGTTTCTAATCACCCTAATAAAGAAATAATACTTTTCCTTATCGGTAACCTTGTCAATCTTATCTGGTTTCCTTAGGAGTTGTTCTACGACTGACTGATATAAATCATCAGCTTCATCGGGGTTACTAACAATCTCCCTAACCTTGTTAAGACACAAGTCGTTATTTTGACTTATCCAACTCACAAATCTCATCAAATACTTTACTCATTACTAAATAATTTATGGTGGTAATCCGAATAATAAATATCAGTAAAAATAAAAAACCTCCACTTCATTTAAGAAATGGAGGGAAAGTAGATAAAACTAACAAATAACTACTTTATTTGGTCTTTGAGTGATTTGTGTTCCGATGCCATATGTGCCTCTAAATTATCAAATCTCTTTTTGAGTTCTGATGAGTAACCATACATTGCGAACTCTACCATAAGGTCTGTTGCCAGTGCTACCTCAAAAAGTGTAGGACAATATCCGCAATTTGCGAAATGTCGTTCTATGAGGTGACTTTGGTTCTGAAAAATGATTACTTCTTCTTTTGTTCGGGGGGTTTTGTTCTGTGCCATATTGTTTTTTTTTTAATTGTTTTTTTAATTGTTAAATGTTATCAAATACATCAAGGGTCTCTTCTGTGTCATCCAAAAGTTCTATCGTAATAATGATTGTAATACCACCAGTTTCGTT